TGTGGTGGTAGAGCCGGATGCGGGGGAGGTGACAGAATCCGCAGTCAGCGTTCCATTGGGGGCGATAGCCGTATTGGCGAGGGAGGTCACGCTGTCTTCCTGCTGCCATGCCGTGAAGTCCTCTGGATCAGCCGCTAGGTTCGGGGACGCAGTAGAGGTGCCGCTCTCACCGCCAACGGTGGCGATGTAGACGTTCTGCGGCATCTTGATGTCCGTGTCGTACAGCGGGATGATCGGGTCCAGCGCCACCGAACGCACCGCGTCAAGCTGGGATGATCCGTGCTGATAGGACCACAGGCGAGCGCCGTCGGAACCCGCGTACTTGTCTAGCGACCGCCGGTTGCCCCGCGCCCAATAGAGGTTGTCATCGTTGTCAGACTGGACCCTCATGTAGCGGTATCCAGAGAGAGGCATCGGAGGGAACTCGCCCGCCGTCTGCCCTGTCACCACCTGGGGGCCCCAGAGGTAGACGCCCGCATCGGAAGGGTCATTGTCGCCGGGGGTGATCTCAAACCTGATCTCGTCGCCGTGAGCGATGTCGTACTGAATAGTGCAGGACACACGCCACCAGCCCCCGCCGATCTCCGCGTGCGTCTCCGCGTGAACACCGGCACCACTCGCAGCCACGCTGCCCACATCAGCACCTTCGGCAGTCGAGGCCCAGGTGATTTCGATACGAGACTGAGTTTGGCGAGTAACCCCTCCACCGCCTGGGGGGCTGGGGTCTGGAGTAGCGTCCGCATCCCAAATGGTTACTTGAGTCTTCGCAGCATCGTAGTTTCGGACATAGAAACTGAAGGTGTAGTACGTCTCGTCCGTCAACTGGTTGCCGTCAGCAGACCGGAACCTGTAGTACACATAGGTATTGACGCTCCCGCCTTCTTCTCCATACCAGCGATACGCCTTGCCCGTACCAAACGGGCCCGTCTTGTCGCGGTCCTCCTTGATCGTATTGGAAGCATGGAGCCATCCGGTGAACGCATCGTCCGATGGGACCAAGTTGTGCGCCGCCGTATGTGACCATGCCCCGTCGCCATGTTCGACTGAGTAGCTGTCGCCGTAGTCGATGACCTTCCGAACGATGGCCCCCTCGTTCCCCGCATCATCAGGGTCTTGCGCCCCAACGGTCAGCACGCCCTTGTCCGTGTCCGTGACAACTGCATGGCTCAGACCAGACCCATTGGTTGCCCACCGCAACTCGCCGCCAGCCGCGCTCCACTTGGCCAGGATCGGGCCGGGGGCCGAAAGGGATGACTGAGAAGAAGACTGAGCCGCCGTCCCCAGGGAACCCATGCCGACGGGGTAGCGAGACACATCGCCAAACGGGTGTGCCCCAACAAGCCCGGCGACCGGCGTGGCTTGAAGGTCGTTGGGCATAAGATCGGCAATCGCGTACTTGTGCGCGATGACCCCCTCCATGATTTCGATGTCGGACGCTTTCTGGGTCCACTCAGCCTTCAGATCGTCGCTGCCCGCCGTGGGGTAGGGGACAGCGTTGATGTCTATTGTGCCCGAGGGGTCTCCGTCATGCGGGGCAACGCCGTCATCGGCGCTGTTGTTCCGCGAGGGATGTCCGACTGAATAGTTGTTACCATAGTTCAGGCCCACGGTCGGGCCGTCCGAGGGCGACGAAGATGTGCGCCCAAGGATCGTGTACCACTCACACAAATCACCCGAGAAGGGGTGGATGTACTCTGTGGTCCCGAATGTGTCTGCGTTGTACTGGTAGAACAGGTCGTAGGTCGCATTCGGGACCAATTGGTTGTACGGGTTCCCCACAACGGTTTTGCAGTTTACCCCAGAGGAGGCTATCGCCCCGCCGTTCCACTTAGGCCCCTGCACCCCGTTGATGCGGATACTTGATTGTTGCGAGGGCGCGGGGGAACTCCCACCTGAATCCCAGTTCCACCCCGCGTGGTTGATCGTGATGAGCGCCATGTCCGGTACAAGGGTGGCCCCAGAGGCGATGGCTTGAGAGACACACCTCCAATGGTGGTTGCCCGTTGCCAGCCGCTCAATGCTCCCTCCAAAACCGTCAAACGAACCGGACTCATTGTCGCGGATATTGCCAATATGGTCAGAGACATAGGTGACATAACCGGCGGCGGGCTCAAGAGATCCAGTATCCGTACTTGAGCCGACCAACTGGAACCGGCAGTTCGCAAGCAGGGCCATGTTGCCCGCACGCCACGCAGTTCCTGTTCCCTCGGTATTCGTTCCGCGCTGCCACCACAGCACCGAGATCCGGTCCTCAGAAGGAATCTTCCATAGCTGAGTCGTAGCCCAGCCATTTCCGGCACCAGGATACGGAGCCCCATCGCTCGCAGGGGCACCGACTACCTTGTGGCCGGGGATCAGGGCCTCGGCCCCTCCCGAGTGTTCCAGCACCCCAGCGAGCGACCCGTCGGCGTTAGGGGCACCGTCTCCGTCGGTGTCACTCTTGAAGTCGCTGGAGCCTGACACGTTCGACCTCATAACCGTTCCCGGCGGGTTGCCCGTACCGGCATCTGCCCCGCTGTTGAAACTCACAGAGGGAAGCCGCCACGCGCCGAGAGCCTTGTAGGTCGGCGCTGGGCGGCCCGGCGAAATATTCCCGCTAGGGTCAAGCTGCTGGTCCGATCTCAGGAGACGATTGTTCTCCCTGTCGGTCGGCCCGCCCGTGCCAAAGGGGTCGCCATTATCCAACTCCGTGTCAGCAACACCGTAATCGGCGGGGTTTGCCGCGTCTCCTCCGACCGTGTAGTTCCACGGGCGCGGGTTCTGCCCCAAGACCCAGCGATGGTCCGGCCATTTCAGGACCGCATCCCCATCCACCAAGCCCGTAAGGTGGTTTGCCATGAGCATCGCGTGGATGCGGTGGCGTGAGATATGCCACTCAGTACCATCATCGGGCAGCTCGTCACCTGATGTTGTCGATGGGGCTTTGACAAGTCCCACATCATGTAAAGCCGCTTGAGTGTAGAGCCCCGTCCCCGTTGTCACCCCATGAGAGGGGTTGAACCCTGGCATGGCCCCGATAGCCGACCGAGTCGTGTTTGCAGGATGCGTGGTGAAGACGCTCCCATGCCGGTCAATGTGGACACCATACGCCGGATTCGGCACATACCGCGCCCACTTGAGGAGGGGGGTCGCGCTCGTTAGGAACGCATACAGCGCAAGGGCGGGATCTACATGGCCCTCTAGCTGTTCTGGAGTCCTGATTACGGCGAGCGAGCCAAGGCGAACGTCGATGTCCCTGACCGCTCCATCAAACGTCAAAGTCCAATGCAGCTCGTAGAAGTGATCCTCGTCATCGGCCATCCGAAACCGCCACACGCTTGACGGGGCCTCCCCCGGAACATCTGGCGATGTCGCAACATAGAACGCATCGTCATCACCAACGACAATGCGGCGGGGCTTCACAAGCACGTTCCCAGAGGGGAGCGAGATAGTCCGCAGCAACACGCCGTCGGAGTTCCGCTTCTCTACAACGCCTGACCTGTCGAGAAGGTAGACATTCCCCTGGCGGTCGATGTCTACATCCACACCCTCGTTCTGCCCGCCCGACAGGGAGGACCAGCTAACCGTGATGCCGTCGCCGTCAAGTTCTTGGTAGCGGACCTTGGGGCGGTCGTAGCTGATCGACGCTAGGGCCTGGACCTTGTTACCTGACGATACGACGGCAGAGGCGTACTTGGAGCAGCCGGGGCGCTGGGCTCCTCGGACACGACCCGTCTTCGGGTCCATCCCACGAACATTCACAGCCTCCCGTGTGGTGTCGGGCGGCTGGGTGCCAAAGGCTACGTTGTCCGAACGGCCCTTGAGCGGGAAGGGGAGTTGGACATCCTGCGCCATTAGGCAATCGAAGCAACAAAGACCTCGAGCATCACGGTTGACGCGGCTGCAACCGCCGTGATGTCCACCATGTCGGCCAGGGTCATTCCAGCCGAGACCGAGAGGGCCGAGGTATTGCTCTTCAGCGTGGCGTCCGTTCCGCCCGCCGCGTCCACCGGGAGAATGAACGAGTGCCCCTTGTCCAAGAGGATCGCCACCTCGTTCGCGTTGGTGTTGTCGGTGTTGCGGAAGACCAAGGTGCAATGGTTCGTGTCATCCTTGTTGGTGATGCGGATGTAGCGAACCTTGTCCTTGTTGAACTGCCCGCAGGAGGCCGAGTTGCCGAACTTTATCAGGATCTCCTCTGTGGTCGTGACTGTGGCAATCCGCGTGTCACAATGAGCGATGCTGGCAACCGTGCGCGTGTTGGTAGAGCCCCGGTCGTTGCCGTTGAGGGTCAACGCCTCCGTAAGCGTCACCGTCAGGGTGGAAGATGAGATTGTCGTTGTCATTGGCTATGACCCGCTCCTAGCGGCGAGTCACGCTGCGGCGGGTGGTCATGCCGGTGCCGCGACGAGTGACCTTCTTGGCGGTGCGGCGTCGGGCGGTCCCTCCCCCGCCAGCTCCCAGACGGGCACGCACGCCCGCGCCCCGACCAGCAGCCGCAGCTCGCTGGGCTGTACTACGAGCCGATCCCCCGGTCGTTGTGCGACGAGTGGCCTTCTTCGCAGCCTTGCGGCCTGCGGGAGTGTAGGGGTAACGCTTTCCTCCAACCTTGGGCATGGTGATGTCCTTCTCTATCAAGCGGGATCAGGGATTGTGTTGTCGTAACGGGAGCCGTAACCGCGCATCCGTTGTGTCACCCCACCAGCCAGCACCCCATAGGTGGACTGTGTGCGGGCATCGCGGCGTTTGGCGTTCTCGAACAGGGGCCCATCAAACACCATCGTCAGGCGCATGGAGGCCGTGCCCAGGTCGTGTTCCTCGTACCCCTGGGCAATCGCCCGGAGGATCTCGAGGTAGAGCGTGTGGCAATAGGGGGCCACGGGGATCTCGTAGGAGTCCGAGGTGGCAGTCCCGAGTGTGCGGGCGTAGAAGAGCTTGAGACCCGCGACCTCTGCCGTGGACGGCGTGGGGTAGAGCGCAATCCGGGCCTTGGGAGGGCCGCCGCCGCCGGTAAAGGTGGTGCCTGTCCATTCGGCGGGCGAACTGTCAACCGTCTCTGCCAGCGTGTAGGCATTTCCAGCCTCGCCGCCGGTCTTGGCCTCCAGCGTGATGGTTAGCGAGGTCGCTCGCCGGGCGGAGACGGTTTCATGGAGCGTGGTGTCCGCGCCGTAGGTCGTTCCCGCCGTGCCACTCAAGTTGATCGCAGCAACCAAGTTGTCCGCCGACGTTTCTCCGTCTGCTCCACGGACCACATGGCCGTCGGTCGTGCCAATGGTGGTCTTGAAGGTGTAGACCTTGCCATTGACGGTCACGGTCTCGGCATCCGCCGGGGCGGCCCCATCGTGCGTCAGCGTGGCGGTGGCGGCGTCTTGCTCCCAGACGATGGCCCCCCAGAAGTGCAGGCGCGTGCGCGGGTCGTGCGAGCGCAGCTCGGCAAGGTGGTCCCTCGAGGTCCAGGCAAAGCCCGTGCTGAACCCGTCCTTGCGCTCGGTCGCCAACTCATGCCCGAAGTCTGCGGGCAGCGTGGCGTAGTCCTGGTCAGCGACGAAGGACACATCGACTGACCCCCCCTTGAGGAAGGACCACTCATACGAACTGACTAGAGCCTCGGAAGCCTGATTTATGAGGTCAATGGCTGTGAAGGTATCCGGCGTTCCACCTAGGGCTCGCTCGATGACCTTCTCGCACGTCTTGACCGTCAGACTCATTCATGGCTCCAGTTGTAGGTGAACTCCCCCCGCCAGGACTGCCCGGCGAGGGGAGCGTGCGAGACCAGACGCCTACAGATCCGCCAGGGCGTAAACGTAGTCGATGGTCAGGTCGTGGGACGCCGCAGTACCGTTCCGAACGCCGACGAGAACCGTCATCTCTTCGGCGGGGATCCGAGTGTCCGTCTGCGTAGTCACCAGATTGCCGTTGACGTAGAACTTCCAGACGTTCGTGCCGACGTGCGGCCCGTACTCAAAGCCCAACGTAACGAACTCGTCATCAGCGAGATCAACCCCGGTGTCCACCTGGATATCATCGTCAATGCCGTACCCACAGAGGATGCTCCCTGTGCCTGCGGCACCCTCTGTCCAGAAACCAGCGTGGTCAACTCCCTGCGGTGTGGCAATCAAGTTGCCAAGGGCGGTGCCCTTGACGCAGAGGCCAACGAAGATTTCAGCGGAGGCGGCAACCCCGTGTGCGAGACGAGTCTCGAACATCACTCGCTTATCCGTTGCCATCGTGGGAATCCACTCGCTGTTCATCTGCAAGATGGTCTCAAGGTTATCCGTCCCGTCTGGGGTGATGACCACACTCCCGCCGCCAACGTCGCCGCACGCGACTCCAGCGCCAGAGCCAAGAGTCAGATCCCAGGTGGACACGACGGCGGTTGTGGTCGCCACCATGTTCAGGGTCAGAAAGTCATCGAAGAACTCGACCGTTCGCGCCTGCGGGACAAACCGACCTCGCGGGCCTCGAATGGTGGACTGGCTGATTCCAGTCTGAGAAATTGAAGCTAGTGTCATGTGAGTCAGCCCTCCTAGGCGTTGGTCACAGTCGTCGTGGGATACAAGATCCCCTGACGTTGCCGCGAGCGGCAGATCATGTTGTTCCACAGGTCCATGACCTGTACGCGAGAGAACGGCTGGTCCGACGGAGTGATTACCGGAGTCATCACAGCGTAGTTCTCAGAGTGAACGACGAACTTCAGGTATTCGCCGTTGACGAAGTAGTAGCGGGGTCCGCCGTGGCCTTCCTCGACACTATCGGAGTTGGAATCAGGAGAGTGTGTCCCGTTGGATCCGTCTAGCTCGGTGCTGATTACCGCTGCGGCTCCAGTCGGGTACACCGCAAGCGAGTCTAGCGCCTGGATGTAGTCCACCGGAATGTTGCGGAAGGTCGGCTTGTCGTAGGCCGGGTCTTGACCCGACTGCTTGCCCACACCCCGGAAGGTGTCCTGGTTCGACTGAAGGGCGTACTCGTAGTTACCGATGCCGGTCAGGGAACACAGGATGACGTGGGGGCTCGTAGTCTTGTCGCTGTACTCCGGCTTCTTGGGAAGCTGGTCGAAGTGCAACGAGTACCAGAGCTTCGTCATGGCCGTGAAGAGGCCCGTCGAAGCCGCCGCCGAGTTGAAGTCGGCCTCATAGTCCTGCCGCTGGTTGCGCCACTTGGGCTGGGTCGTGGCGTCGATGCCCATGACCGTAGACCACCCAAGACCACCGGGGTCTTGGGAGTCGCCGTTCTCGGCACCCGTGATAACCCCATCATCGTATTCGTTGATGAAGACCGGAATCGAGTAGGGCTGACGGGCAGCGCCTCCGGTGGTGGAGGTGTCCTCCATCGTTCCACGGCTGGGCACAGCCCACATCTCGGCGTCGATGGAGTTGCAAACGTCGGTCCACAACTCTTGGTGCTTCTGGTACATCACGCTCTTGTACTTGTGAGCGCGATAGTTGGCCGAATGCACGCCCTTGTTCAGACCAAGGTCTTGCTTCGTCCAACTCATGTAGGCGTATGCAAACGCCCACGGCACCGTCCAGTTGACGCCGGGCTGGGCCTGATCGTAGCTCAGTCGGACGTTCGGGTTGTAGCGGTCGAACGTCGAGTTGACGTCGAAGTAAATGCGGTCTTGAATCTCGTCGCCACCTTGGACCGTCTCCAGCATGGACTTGCCAGCTTGGATTCGGGCCCAGGTGTAGTTACGCAAGACTCCCTCGTTCACCATGTTCTCCGGCCCACGCATCCAGGCCGGACCCTGACTCTGCATCAGGGTGGTGAACTCGTCGAGAGGTTGTCCACTCATCGGATCTGCTCCAGGTAGTTCCGCTTTGACCACGGAATAAAGTTCTCAGGGATCAACTGCCGAAAGCTGCCTTGATCTCCTCCGAAGACTTGCCTTCCATCACCATTTTGATTCTGGCGTCGGTAAGCTCCTCTTCGGTCAGGGCCTTGTCGGCGCGTTTGCGCCCACTCGCACCCTGCATATGACCACTACGCTTTTTGGCAGTTACGCCAGGGCGAGTTTTTCCAGAGTCGGACAAACGGAACGAGGTCTCCATGAGCGCACGCAAGCGGTCGAAGCCCTCAAGCTCCTCATGCAAGTTTGTGCCCATGAGTTCCACGGCGTTGTCCGCCACCTTCTTGAACTCACCACGGTTTTTGAGTTGGGGGAACTCTTCCACCATCTCGCGCTGCATCAACCGCATGGTCAGAGCCTCGTTCATCGCGGTGTTCTGTTGGAGCAAAGGTCCAATCAGCCGGTCGAACGCGCCCGTCATCAGCTTTGATACAGCGTTTGCCTCCTCATCTCCGATCAACTCTCCCAAAGGTTGAACCATGTCCCTGAGAACTGCCGAGGTGTCACCCGTTGACGATGCGGTAGCGGGTTCCTCCGTGGACTCGGTAGGTTTAGGTTCGGTCTTTGAGGTAGTGCGCAGTTGGTCGCGCTCTCGGAAGGCGGCGTCTACGTCAGACTGTCGCTTGAGAGCTTTCGCCCCGTAAGCCACGATCTGATCCTCACTCATCTGGTCGATCAACTCTTGGCCCAGCCCGTCTCTGTAGAGTGCGGTGTAGGCGCTGTGCAGCGCTTCCTGGTCTACGTCGGGGCTGGACTCATCCTCGGACTCCCCTGCCTCTGTATCCGGCGTCGGGGCCTCCTTGGCTTCTGTGGGGATGTCGAAATCGCTTTCGTCATCACCCACAATGTCCGCCAGGAGGGTGTCCACCTCGGGGTAGGCGGCCTCAGCCGCTTCCTTGGTGGTTTCAGCAGTCGTATCTTCGGCCATTTGGTGTCCTCTATACTACATCTTGGGGGTGGATGCAAAGACCCTACTCTCCGTAGGAGTAGTAGGAGTCCGCATCTGTGGTGTCCGACACCCGCTTGGAGGCGTCGAGAAAGCGGTCTATGTCCCTCTGGCCGCTAAAACAGGGGGTTCCGTCCTCGTCCCAGGACTTGACGGATTTTGCCAGCTCGGGGTCCATCTGGTGCTTGACGGGCAGGGAATAAGCCTTGACATGGCGGGCGGCGGGGACTGTGAACTGGACGTTCCCCGACATGATCCGCTCAACCCGCTCGCCGTCGATCTCCACCTTCTCCCCGACCCTCGGCGCTTCGCTCATGTGGTAGTAGGACTCCACCACCCGCCCGTCTTTGGTCATGAACTCGTAGGTAGGCATTAGAGGACCCTGCTCTTGACGGTTTCCACGTCAGGTGTGGCTGGCGCGGAGGGTGTGACCCTTGGGGATTGTGGTTGGAGGTTGAACGATGGTTGCTTGACCGAGACGTTCTTGGCTTTGGAGGTGTCGTTCTTGGAGAAGCTGGGCTGGCCGGGCTCTTGGGACTGCATTCCGCCCGCCTGCATTTGCAGGTCCACGTCGATCAGCTCGCCCAGGCGCGGCATATTGAAGGCGTTGCCAATCGTGGAGATCAGCTCCTTCCAGTTGACCCCTGGAGCCATTGGGATCATCTGTACTGTTTGCCCGATGAACTCGAACATCCTCATCGCCCGCTGCTGCGAGGTGCCTTCGGTG